CCGCGGAGATGGAGGAGACGAAGTGAACTACATGACCCTGGCCCAGATCGTGATCGCCGTCGGCCTCGTCGGCTACGGCGTGGTCGTGGGTGTGCAGCAGCTCCGCGGCCGGCTTGGCCGGCGGACACGGACGCCGGTGGACGATCTCCGCCTGGTGATCGACCTCGCGGCCCGGCTCCGGGACACGGGGCACACCGACGCCGTGGCCGTGTGCGAGCAGCTCACCCACGAGCTGCTGAAGCCGGAGGCCAAGGCACCGTGAGGCCGCTCGCCTTCATCGCCGCTGGCGTGCTCCTGCTGACGCTGCCGCGCGTCGAGGGGTGCCGCGTGGACACGAGCGGGTCCGCGACGGCGGCCGTCTACGTCTATGAGAAGGACGATGGTGCCGTGCCCGCCTACGTGACCGTGGCGATCAACAAACTGAACCGCGAGCGGAAGGTGGTCGCCACGCTCCTCGAGGCCGACACGACCGACGGCGACGGCGACGTTCCGGAGCAGTATCGCTCCGCCCTGGATGCGGCCCGCAAAGCGGGGCTACCGGCGGTCGTCGCCCTCGCGGGCCGGACGGTGATCCGGGTGACGCCGCGGCCGGGGAGTGAGGCCGCGGTGATGGAGGCCGTGCCGTGATCGACATCCACCACGGCGACTGCCGCGAAGTGATGGCGACGCTCGACGCCGAGAGCGTTGACGCCATCGTGTGCGACCCGCCATACGGCCTGTCGTTCATGGGCAAGGGCTGGGATCACGGCGTGCCGGGCGTGGAGTTCTGGACCGAAGCTGTCCGCGTGGCGAAGCCAGGAGCCCACCTGCTCGCGTTCGGCGGGACTCGCACCTATCACCGGCTCGCCTGTGCCATCGAGGATGCGGGCTGGGAGATTCGGGATTGCGTGATGTGGGTGTACGGCAGCGGCTTCCCGAAGTCGCACGACGTGAGCAAGGCGATTGATAAGTGCAATGGCCAGCCCAGCAGGCTGCACAAGTTCACCGCATGGATGAGGGCCACGGGGCTTACTGCGCGGCAGCTTGATCAGATTACCGATACCAACATGGGCGGCCATTATTTGACAGCCGCCAGCCAGCCAGCAATCCCTACCGCTGCGCTGTGGGAGCTGATCCGTCCGTATTGCGGCGACGTGCCTGCATGGGTTGATGAGCTGGTGCAGCGGATCGAAGCCGAGCGCGAGGTCACCGGGGCGCACGTCGAATGGACCGACCGCACAAACTACGCGCTGACATCAAAGGATGGACTGCGCCGCGACATCCCCGCCACCCCCGAAGCTCAGCAGTGGTCCGGCTGGGGCACGGCCCTCAAGCCCGCCTGGGAGCCGATCATCGTGGCCCGCAAGCCGCTCGTCGGCACCGTCGCCGAGAACGTGCTGACGCATGGCACGGGGGCGATCAACGTGGATGGGTGCAGGGTGGGGACGGATGGTGCGCGGTCGAACGGCGGGAACGGCAAGCGGAGCACAGCAACCCTTGGCGACTATGGGCCGACGCCGCGAGTTGATTACGGGTGCGGCCGCTGGCCCGCGAACCTCATCCACGACGGCAGCGACGAGGTGGTGGGGCTGTTTCCGGTGACGAAGAGCGGAGGCGGCGACAAGCACAGCAAAACTCAACACGGGAACACCTTCAAAGGTATTGCGCCCATTTCGGGGTTGCGCAGCTACCAAGGCGACTCCGGCTCTGCCGCCCGCTTCTTCTACTGCGCCAAGGCGAGCAAGGCGGATCGCGGCGACGACAACAAGCACCCCACCGTGAAGCCTACCGCCCTCATGCGTTACCTCTGCCGCCTCGTTACGCCACCCGGCGGCGTGGTGCTCGACCCGTTCACGGGCAGCGGCTCCACGGGCAAGGCGGCGATCCTGGAGGGCTTCCGGTTCATCGGCATCGAGCGTGAGGCGGAATACGTCGAGATTGCCAAGGCGAGGATAGCAGCGGCGGTCCAGAAAGCGGAGGCCGTCGCATGATCGACCCGAAGCTGATCGACGTCTTCCCGTCCGAGCACGACGGCTACCCGGCGAGCCTCGCGATCGAGGACACGCCCGACGCCCTCCGCGACGCCTGCGGCGACGCCTCGCGCGAGTTCCCCAAGGCCCTGTGGATCGAGCCGCGCGACTGGATCGCGAAGGCCCGCGAAAACGACGCGGCCGGGGCGTGGGGCATCAACTTCATCGACCGGTTTACGAACCAGAATCCGACCCACGAATGCACCTGTCACAGTCTGCGGGCCAACGTCGAGGCCGCCCGCAACCGTGCGCGGGGCGTGAACTACGGCGGGCCGAAGAAGGACTTCAGATACCCCGAGTCGCGCGACTTCGGCTCCGTCTGGCTGTCGCCGCTGTCCGTCTACGCGGAGGCCAACCCGCGGCAGTGGGGAGGCGCCAACGTCCGCCGCGTCCTGGAGATCGCCGTCCGACGCGGGATCATGCCCGAGACGGTGCAGCCCTACGACTACCAGTTCCGCCATGCCCTCCACGGCACGACCGGCCGGGGCGGATTCAACCAGTCGCGCGGCCCGTGGACGCCGCTCTCGCGGTTCCCGGATGGGTGGGAGGAGACGGCCAAGTGGTTCCGGCCGCTCGAGGTGATCTTCCCCGAGTCCTACGAGCAGGCCGTGTGCCTCGTGCTCCACGGCATGGTCGTGAGCGTGGGCCGCAACGGGCACGCGGTGCCGTGGGCGCGGTGGATGCCCGACCAGCGGCTCATGGCCTACCCCGACAGCTACGACATCGTCCGCTACGACTCCGAGCGGACCGCGAAGTCGGCATGGAAAGGATCGTTCGCCGTGGCGAGCGTGACCCTCCCCGATGACTGGAGCCGGCCCGCCGGGTGACCATGCGATCCATCCTCCTCACGCTCCTCCTGGTCGCGACCGCCGCGGCCGCCCCCTGCGGCAACTGCCACGGCGACCGCGTCGTCGGCCCCGGCCCGGTGCGGTTCGCGTGCCCGGTGTGCGAGGGTGCCGGGCAGCTGCCCGACCCGCCGCCCCCGGCTCCGGCGGTGGCCGCCGCCCCCGGCCCCCGGCCCGCCGTCTGCCGGATCGAGTGCGGGGCCGGCCCGTCGAAGGACTGCGGCAGCGGCGTGCTCGTCGAGGCCCGCGACGGCCGGGCTCGCGTGCTCACCGCCTGGCACGTGGTCCGCGACGGCCGGAACGCGATCACGCTCCGGTGGCCCGACGGCACTAGCGGCCCGGCCCGCGTGGTGGCGTGGGATTCCGCCTGGGACCTGGCGGTGCTCTCGGCAGCGGCCCCCGCCGCCGCCCCGGTGCCGATCGCGGCCCGGCCCCCGGCCCCCGGCGACCGGCTCACGCTCGCCGGCTACGGGCCGGTGCCGTTCACCTACCGGGAGGCGAGCGGCGAGGTGACACAGTTCCTCGGTCCGACGGGCCGGCACCCGATGCACATGCTCGAGGTCCGTGCCGCCGCCCGGCAGGGCGACTCCGGCGGCCCGATCTTCAACGCCCGCGGCGAGGTGGTCGCGGTGCTGTGGGGCTCGACCGGCGGGCTGACTGCCGGGAGCCACGTTGCCGAGATCCGGCGGATTCTGGGCCAGCCGGTGGCGGCCGCCGTCTGCAAGGACGGGAGGTGCGAGCGATGACCGACTCCGACTACGTGTGGGCCGAGCTGGCCCGCCACCCGATCCGCCGGGCGATGCTCGGCCGCGAGCGGTGCGACGAGATCACCGCGACGGCCGCTGAGATGTCGCCCACGGGCCGGGCGGCGGCAGCCGCCGGCCACGACCGCGAGGACATGCGGCGGCTCTGGGAAGGCCGGGTCCGCGACGAGTACGCCCAGCGGGCGGGGTTCGCGTTCCTGACCATGTTGATCATGTGGGCCATCGGGGCCGTCGTGCAGGCGCTGGTCAAGAAGTGGTGGGAGGAGCACACGTGAGTACCGAGACAATCGAAATCGTCCTGAGGTCCGCCCGCGAGTTCGGCTTCCCGATCCTCGTGCTGGCCGTGCTGCTGTGGCTCCTCCGCGAGGCCGCTCACGCCATGCACCGGACGGTCGTGATTCCCGTGGTCGACGCTCACTCGACCTTCCTCCGGCAGACGACCGCCACGCTGGAGGGCCTCGGCCGCACCCAGGAGCGGCAGGCCGAGACGCTCGCCGAGCTGGCCGCCGGCCAGCGTGAGATCCACGCCGCCCTCGCGGGGAAGACACGGTGACCGACGACGCCCTCGCATCGCTCCAGGCCCACGTCCGGGCCACGCTCGGTTCCCGGGTCCACTACGCCCAGTCCTGGCGGGTGGACGAACTGACGCGGCTGGTGGTCCGCCATTGGCCAAGCCGCCACCTCGAGGACATCGAGCGGCTCGGCGGCGAGAATCACAAGGCGATCGACCACGTGCTCACGCTCGTGCGGGCACAGGTCCGCGAGCGGTGGGAGGCGGCCCACGGCGTCGGGCCGCTGTGGCAGATGCTCCTCGCCGGCACGACTTCGGCCATCTGCCAGGTGCTCCTCGGCCTGTGGTGGAGCACGCCGTCCTGGCGGGTGCAGCTGGAGCAGATGGCGAGCCGGGTAGACTGACAGAGACGACTTCCTGCCGGCCGGCGACGATCCCACCGTCGTCTATGGTGCCGTCCGGCGGGATGGGCCGACACGTACCGCAGCCCGACAACGGCGTGGCGACGGGTGGGGCGGCCCTGTGGCTGAAACCCCGAAAGGGGCGTGTATACGCCCCCGGGTCGCCGGCGGGAGCCCCCATCCGCGCCGCTGCGGCCGCTGCCGGGTGGGGGCGAAGCCCGGCAGCGGCACCGCTCACCGCGAGAAAGCCACGACCAGCTCGATCACGTCGTGGATCGCACGGGCCAGCCGCGAGTCGGTGCCGAGCTCCTGGCCGAGCCGGATCAGGACGAGGGAGTGGACGAGGGAGGACCAGTTGGGGCGGATCATGTGTCATCCTCCAACGATTCGGTGGAGGCCTTCACGCCCCTGTCGATGGCGGCGCGAAGCGCTTCGACTTCTTCCTCGTCGCCAAACGCTGCAGCGTCTTCGATGGCCACGATGAACTGCTCCTGAAACCGATGCCGCATTTCAAAAAACAACGCTTCAATCAACCCCTGGTCGTCCGGATCTGCGTTGCCGCGAAGCCATTGGATTGCCGATGTGATCTTGACGGCGACGTTCTGCCACGTTTCGTAGTTCCTCCCTTCGCCTTCGTCTCGCTCTGTCTCGCGGGCTAGCGCGAGCCGGATGGCGTTCGCGTCGAACGCCACCATGTCCTCACCGTCTGCCGGGTTGTAGTCGATACGAATCGAGAAAAACGGTTTCATGCCACGGCCTCCATCGCCAGCAGTTGAGCAGGAAACGCCGCCACGGCAACCTCCTGCGGGCTCACGATCCATTCGTAGACGGTCCCATCCGGGTGCCTGGACGGAGGCAGCACGCTCTGGGCGGCCTTTCCGCCGATGCGGATCTCCAGGTCGTCGAAGTGAACGACGGCCGACGCCGGCATCCACGGTTCCCAGCGGAACAGCCGGTGTTCGCCACGGGCCGACCGCCACGTCGGCGTTCGGAGGTCGAGAACCCCGAACGCGGCCAGCTGCTCGAGCCCGGCCGGGTTGTCGAACTCAACATCCACCACGCCGGAGGCCGGCCCCAGCAGGAGGCCGACGTTCGCCCCGGCCCGCAGCCAGGCGGCGACGTCCTCCGGGCTGCCCGTGCTCCTGGTCTGCCATGCGGCCCCGACGGGCCGCTTCTCGCGGCGGGCCAACCGGACGAACCGGCAGCCGATGGACGCGAGGGATTCGATTTCGGGGTTCATTGGAATCTCCCCTGCCGCAACGTGTAACCAAACTCATGCAGCACGTTTTCGATCCGAAGCGCTGTCTGCGGGCCGACTCCTTTTGCGCCCCTTAGTTCTTGAACTGTCAGTGCAGAAAGTTTTTTGGCGCTGTTCGCAGACAATCGAATCAGCACGCGACATTCACGCGGAGGCAAGCGGGATGTGATTTTCTTGAAATCGTCGTCGGAGATTTGCGGCTCCTGACCGACTGGCGTGAAATACTTGTCCATGGCGTTTTCTACGCGCTGAATCATCCTGTCCACTTCGTGGCGGATGTTGACCAAATCGCGGAGCATGTTTTTCACTTCATGCGGCTCGATGTTCATCGCCGGTAGTTTCGTTCCTCTTTTCATGCTGCGGCCTCCATCACAAGGGCGGACTCTATCAGCCGCACGGCCTCGCGTGCGGTCACCCAGGTGCCGGGCTCCAGCCCGGCATCGGGGCAGACGACGGAATAGGTGGCCGGCCCGGGCTGCCAGCCCATTCGGCCGGTCGGCATGAGCCGCTCGACCATCGGGGCGTGGCAGTAGACGTGGATGTCCTCGCGGCCGATCCACTTGCATTGTCCGGACACCATGCCGCAGACGGCGGTGATGGAGGCGGCGGTCATGCTGCGGCCTCCAGTTCGCCGCACAGGGCGAGGAACAGGGCGGAGGACATGCGGGCCTCGGCGACCTTCATGCAGGCGGAGAACACGATGTCGGACTCCGGGCGGAAGTCGGCCATCAGGCCGCACATAACGTCTCGGATCTGGTCGTCGGTCAGGGCTTCGATGCGGGCGGTCATGGCTTCGGCGGCGGTCATGGGGTGGGCTCCGGTGTTCGTGGTGGTGTTGCCCGCCGGCCCTGTGCCGGCGGGCGGGGTGGCTCGTCAGGCGGCGAAGCAGCTCATCGGCAGCCGAATGGTCGCCTTGTCGATTCCCTTGCCAATGGTGCGGAAGTCAGGGCTGACGGTGAGGACATACTCGCCGATGATCTGCGCCCACTCAACGCTGCGGACAACGTAGTGGCCGCCGCCGTTCTTTGTGCGG